ATAATCATATTTTAAATCATATAAAGTATTTTTAAATGCAGGCCAATAACTATCTGTATTTGCTTTCATATCTAGTTCTATATTCTTATGTTTTTCTATAATACTAGTAGGTTTAATTTTATCTGGAATAAATGAAAAATTCATAGATTGATGTTGATCAATAATATTACTATCATAAGTTAAATTATAAGCTTCACGACCAATCAAATAAATTTTTACAATATTTAAATTATGACTATTTAGTAATAAAAATAACATGGAACTAGTATTATCTTTATCAACCATATCTTGATAAACACTATGAATTTTTAAAGTTAAATAAGTTCCATTATTATAATATGTTCCATTTATTAAATTACTAATTGTTTCATAAAAATTAATATAAATATTTGGTAATCCATTTTTAATTTTTACTCCTTTTTCATTTAATGGAAATTTTAATTCTTCATTATTAATTTTATTTTCACAAAGTTTATAGTCTGTTTTCGAAGTAATTGTAAAACTTTCACAGTAATAATTAGTTTGAATAAAATTTCTAAATTTATTAGAATTTGTCATAGAATTTTGATAATTAAATGAATTTTTGAAAAGATTTCCTTTTGATTCCATTCCAAAAATAGTATCACCATCATTTCCTTGATTATCTAATATATTTTCTCCTTGAAAATGAATAAATAATTGTTCATTTGATTCAATAGTTTTATTAATTATAGTAATTAAATCATCATAAATTAAATCTGTAATTGGACCATAAATATAAATATGATGAGCTGTTTTATAATTTAAATATTTATCAAAATATTGTCTAGTTAATTTATTATATCCATTCAAAATTTTACTATTCATTTTAAATATTAAAGGGTTGTCTTGAGTATCTAAAAATTTATTAGGATTTGTGCCAGAACTATTTAAATCTACTGGAATATATTCAAAATATGTATCAAATAATTTAGAATTAATCATTGATATTTGACTTGCTAATACATCAAAATATGGCTCATTTTTTTTTGCACCATCATATAATTTACAATAATCTTTCATAATATTTTGTTTACCTTCATATAAATTTTTTTGAATACTATCACAATTATTTAAAGCTCTTAATGCCTTACTACCAGTTAATGTAGAATTATAAGCAATAAATACGATATTTGGAAAACTCATAGTGTCTGTTTATAGATTTTTTAGAAAAATCAATTTTAGATTTTTTATTATGTAGTTTATTTAATTTTATTAACCATTATTAAACATTAATAAATTTTTAAAATATTTAAAATATTTATAAATATATAATAGATATATAATGGACTGGAATACACTTACTCAACATAATTATAAAAAAATAAAAATAGATAGATTACCACATATTGAAAAATTATATATTAATAATAAAACAAAATATATAAATTATGATAATCATATATTAAAAAATTATTTACATAATAAATTGTATAATTTACAACCTAATAAATATCCATATAATTTAGAAAAAAATATTAAACATTATGTATTGTGGTTAAATCCTATGTTAAAATATAAGTATATTTATGATAAAAAATTTATTCATAAGCTACTTAAAAAAAAAATAAAAAATAAGGAATTTTATTTTTATATGAATTCAGTTGATAAAAGATCTATAAAAACTGTTCCACATTATCAAGTTTTTATTAAAATATAGTATTTTTATGAATAAATTTTATTTAGATTATAAATTTATTTACAATATATATAAATAAATGTCACAATTTTCTACTTATGAATATATTAATTTTGACAAAGGAATATTAGATAATATTATAGATGCTGTATATGTTATTACATTAGAAAAATCAGATAGATTAACTAGTGTTTATACACAATTAAATGATTTTAAATTATGTAAAACAAATATAATTCGAATTAATAAAAGATATAATGAACATTATAATCCTAGTTTATATACCCAAAATTCTATGAGTCATTTATTATATAATAATATACAAATATTCAAACATTCTAACAAATATAACTACAATAATATATTAATATTAGAAGATGATTTTATTTTTGATGCTAGTATTAAAAATCAATCAATAATAAATCATTTTGAAGATTTTATAAGCAAAAATAAAAATTTTAATTTAATTTATTTAGGAAATGTGCCCCTAATTATTAATCCTTTTAGTTATGATTATTTTATAAATGTATATTTCAATGGACAAGCACATTCTATAATTTATTCAAAAAAAGCTCGTAATATAATATACGATAATTATAAAAACAAGAATTATACTTGGATACAATTACATGATATATGGTATAATTTTATATTAAATGAAAGATATTATTATTATAAAAATATATGTTATCAAGTATTTAGTGATACAGAAAATAAGGATTTATGGACTAATCCTTTTTTAGATTTATTAATAAAATCACTAAAATTAGATGAATATAATATAGATAATTATAATTATTATTATAAATATATTTTAATCTTACATTATATTATTATAATTATCATAATTATAACAATTATTTATATAATAAATATGTATATATATTAATTTGTTTTATTTATATTTTTTTTTTAATATAAGTATTATGAATAGTTTAATACCAATAAGTAAACTTATATATGATCATGATGGTGGTTATTTTAATATAATTGGAACACGAAAATGGTATTTAAAAGCATATAATGAGAATAATAATTTAATTTGTAATCTAGATCAATCCAGTAATGAGAATAATTATATAACTTATGTAAAATTTATAAAATTATTAAGAAATAATGGATACAAATTACGTGACTCAGATATTATAGAAATAACAGATAATACAAAAAATAAAAATTTTTTATTACAATCCTTTCTAAAATATGTTACAAAATCACATGTATATGATATAGGTAAAATCAATAACTATTCACAAAATGATATTGATAATATTAAATATGCTTGTGAAGAAAAAAAAAATGAGTTTATACAATTTAATGGATTACAAGAAAAACATTTTATTTCTCTTATAGATAACTTATAAATTTATAAATATAAGGTTTTAACAGAATCTAACATACCATCATAAAAACATTCTCTATAATGAACATGAGGTTTTAATGTCTTATTTTTATATGGAACTTTATATCCTTGAGGTTCTCTAAATTCTAATATAGCATTTCCTTCAGTATCCGATTTAGCTACACCAGTATTAGCATATTTATCATAAGCAATATATGGATCTTCAAAAATACTATCAGCATATTCTGATGCCCAATAAATTACATTTGTATTTGGTTTTGTTTTAATTGTTTTTTTTATTGTTGAGTTTTCTGGTTTTTTTTCAATTAAACTTCCACAAGGATATACACTTTTACTTAAAAATGTTAAATAAAAATCTCTATTAGTCATTTGATATACACCAGCTATACCTATTAATATATATATACACAAAGTTAATATTTTATCTATTTTATTACCTAATAATTCTATTATATTTATATTAAATAATCCAAGAACTAAAAAATTTAATGCTCCTAATATTAATAATTTTCTTGAATATATATCTATATACAATGATTTTAATTCCTTACTATTTTTCATTATATTTATTATTATATATTTTTATTATTTAATTAATATATTAATAATTTATTTAATCAACTTCTTCCATATTACTTTCTTCTTCTTTATCTTCTTGATTATCATCTAACATGATTTCTTCAATAGCATTTTCTACATTTTGCTCATCTTCATCTTCATCTTCATCTTCTACACTTAAACCCATACGAATCATTTTATTTATTCTATCACAAAACATAGATGGTTCCTCTAGTTGGAAACCAGAGTTAATTAATGTAGTTTCAAATAATAGCCACACAATATCTTTAATTGTTTTATCATTTTTATCTACTGATAATTTATTATTTAATTCTTTAATTACAGGATTATCAACATTTAACTCTAGTGTTTTTTGAGAACCCATCTGTCCCATCATTTGATCATTTCTTAGTGTTTGAGCTTTCATAATACGCTCCATATTAGCTGACCAACCATATTCACCAGTTACTAAACAACAAGGTGATTTATCTAATCTATTAGATACTACAACTTTAGATACATTATTACCAAGAACATCTTTCATTGTTTTACAAAGCTCTTCATATTTTTTCTTATCTTCTTCCTCCTTAGTTTTTTCATCTTCAGTTAGTTCAATATTTAGATTCTCTTTTGTGATATCAACAAACTTCTTATCATCATACGTTTTTAATTGTTGCATACAATATTCATCAATTGGATCACACATATATAATACCTCAAATCCACGCTTGCTTAATTGTTCTAAAAATAATGATTTCTCTACTGCTTTTTGACTCTCACCACTAATAAAGTAAATATCCTTTTGACCTTCTTTCATTCTAGATACATAACTCTTTAGTGATATATGTTCATCACCGGATTTAGTAGAATTATATCTAAGAAGACCTGCTAATTTTTCTCTATTACTACTATCTTCATGAATTCCTAGTTTTAAATTTTTACTAAATTGAGAATAAAATTTATTATAATCTTCTTCATTCTCAGATAACTCCATTAATTTCTCTAATACCTTCTTTACTACATTCTTTTTAATTACCTTCATAATCTGAGATTGTTGAAGTGTTTCGCGAGAAATATTTAATGGTAAATCTTGAGAATCAATTAATCCTTTTACAAAAGATAACCACTCAGGACATAAATCCTCACAATTATCTGTAATAAATATTTTTCTTACATAAAGTTTTAGATTATTCTTCTTTTTATTAGGTTCAAACATATCAAATGGAGCATTCTTAGGAATAAATAGTAGTCCAGTAAACTCTAATTGACCTTCAACAGAAAAATGTTTTACAGCACAACAATCATCCCAGTCATTAGAAATATGCTTATAAAATCTATTATAATCTTCCATTGAAACATCATCCGGATTACATAGCCATAATGGTTTCTCAACATTGATTTTCTCCCATTCATTATATGTCTCAGTTACAGTTTTCTTTTTAACTTCCTTGTTTTCATCATCATCTACCTCCTCTACTTCAACATCACCTTCCTTCTCTTCCTTCTCTTCCTTCTCTTCCTCTTCTAGAACATCATCTTCTACTTCTACTTCTTTTGTTTTTTCCACAAAAATAGAGATAGGATAGTTAATATATTGACTATGTGTTTTAATTAGATTCTTAATATTATTTTCATCACACATTGATTCTTGATCTGCTTTTAGATGTAAAATCATACGAGTTCCTCTCTTTAATCCTGTATCAGATTTAGAAATTGTAAAACTACCACCAGCATTAGAAACCCATTTAAACTCATCATCATCATTATGCTTAGAAATTACTTCAACATTATCAGCAACTAAAAATGCAGAATAAAATCCTACACCAAATTGACCAATCATAGATACATCAGCACTATTTTCTAGTGCCTCCATAAATGATTTTGTTCCTGATTTAGCAATAGTTCCTAAATTATTGATTAAATCATTTTTTGTCATTCCTATTCCAGTATCTTCAATAATTAATGTTTTATTTGTTTTATCTACATTTAGTTTAATACTTAAATCATTCTCGGCACTTAAAGCATCCGAATTCGTTAGACTTTGATGCCTAATTTTATCTAAAGCATCAGAACTATTAGATACTAATTCTCTAAGGAATATTTCTTTATTACTATAGAAAGTATTAATAATTAAACTCATTAGTTGATTTATTTCTGCTTGGAAAGCAAAAGTTTCAGCATTAGATTCATTTTTATTCTCGTCGCTCATTATTATAAAAAAAAAAATTAATTTTAAGTAATTTATATTTATATATTTATATATTTATATATTTATATTTTACTTAATGAAGAATTTGCATATTACTATCTAAAAAGTTAGTGTTTAATACATGTACGACTAAAGCAAGGACAAGACCGTGTAAGAATTGACCTAACATAGTTGGATGACCATCTTCATCAACTAATTCAACATCAGGTAATACATTGTTTACTAAACCACTTACCATTTCATAGGTTTGTTGGTTAGATACTACTACGAAAAGACCAGCTAAGATTAGCATAGGAACAAAAGGCATTTTATTAACAGACTCCATATCACTCATTTATATATAATAAATATATTTTTTTTTTAAATTAAATTTAATTAATTTTTAATTAATTTTATTAATTCAATTATATTTTTAATTTAATTATATTTTTAATTTAATTCAATTATTTTTAATTCAATTATTTTTAATTTAATTCAATTCAATTCAATTATTTTTAATTAAACTTATTATTTTAAATTAAATTTAATATTTTTAAAGTAAAAAATTTGAAATAAGATAAAAAAGATTATAAAAAATAATACAAGTCTTTTTATATTAAAATTATCACAAAAGTTTTTTAATTCACCACCTAACATATTTTTTTTTTTATTTTTTTCACACTTTTTAATTACAGAATAATAATTTAAATTATTCTCATTTAAATATTTATCACTTAATGGACCTTTAGTTTTTATAATTTCTATTAAATTTTCATACATATTCTTTATTGGATATTTTACATTCACTGTTCTTGAATTTATTTCACCTAAATATAATTTAAAGTCTTCTGTTATTAATATATCATATCCTAATAATTTATAACATTTATAATTTTTTATTTTATTATTAACACAAGTTAAATTATCTATTGTAGCTTCCATAGTAGTTTTTACTATCTCATTTATTTGTCTTAAAACTTTTCTATAATTTTTTTCCCCATATTGCTCTATCAATTTATGTGGATATAATCTCATTTGTTCCCAAGAATCACCACCCGATAAATTTGTTTCATCATCTAATAATTCTTTATTATATTCCTTTTTTGATAAAAATATATAACCTTTATTATAAACTAATACTTGTGTATATTTTATAGTTTTAATTAATAACACATAAATTCTAAAATGCATTTTCTTATTATCTATTTTTAAAGGATCATCAATATAATCTTGTAATATCCATTTATTATTAATATATTTACCTATCCATTCATTTAAACTATTATAATTATTTACAACGTGTATACCAGCTCTAAATGAAGCATTCTCTGGTTTAACAATCCATTTTTTATTATTTTTAAATAAATTCTCTAATTGCTTTTTATCCATATTATTTTTTATTATTAAATGTGTTTCTGGAATATAATCTGGCACTTTTTTATTATTTTTTTTACACCATTTTACAAAATTATCATATTGAAGCCATTTATTACCTAATATATCACCTTTTTTTATTTGACTAACAATACTACATTTACCATAATTAAATCTATAAACATAATCAATATCACATAAATAATTATTTACACTATCGGATTTATCTTTTTTTAAAGACTCCTTTAGTTTTTCATCTATAATTTCTCCAAAAAATCTATTTTTATTTGTATATTTTTCCATATATATATACTATACTATTAAATGTTATATTTTTTTCAAATTATAAAAAATTATTTAAATTTTAGTTTTAATTTAATTTATTTTAAAAATTAAAAAATATCTTAATATATGAATAAACCAAAAAAAAATTCAAAAAAAGAAATAGTATTTAAAGAGTATCCTGATTTTAAACCTAATCTTACACCAAAAGAAATTTTTGAATTAGGAAGTTTTGGAGGCACATATTGGAGACCTATATATTCAACAGTAACAAAGAAAAAATATAAGAATAAACATAAAAAATATCCTAAATCTTGGTGGAAAAATATACCTAATGAAAATTTAATTAAAGACTTTGATGATTATGATATATCATTAAATAAATATAAAGTTAAAGTTGGAACTACATTAGAATTTTGGGAAGAAAAAAATTGGATATCTAAACATCATCCATATGGATGGGTTCAATGGTATTGTGATTTTTATATT